GACCCGCAATATCTATATGAATTTGCTTTATGTTAGTTACGAATTCTTCATAATATGAACTTTTTTTAGCATCATCCAAAGTTAAAATAATAGTTTCAAAACCTTGTTGTTCCCAACTTTTTTTCCAAAGCTGTACCATTTCATCTTGGTTTTTAAAATTTATATCTTCGTAGTATGTAAATATTTTCATACAATATATTTATTATAAAGTCTTCTTTCAAAGACTGTACGATTTAAAAAAATATTTTTAATATCTTCGTCCAAAGTATCAAAATCAATTTTCACACCTTCTGATGAATTTTTATTATAATATTCACCTTCAACGTTTTTTATAATATCATCTACATCATAACACTCCTTAAACACATTTTCAAATATTTCTTCAACATTTTTAACATCTGCTATTTTAACTCTATTTAAAATATTACAAGAGTTATTAAAACACTCTTCATTAATAGATTCTTTGTCGGGAATTCCAGATAGTTGTCTTATCAACCAACTATCTTCTAACTGATGGGATTTTATATATTCTTCAAAAGAATTATATATAATTTTTTTGTATGTTGGTTCGTGTTTTGATGTATAACTATTAAGATAGTTATACATAGAAACTGTTCTAGAAAAACAATCTCTAAATATAGTATAATAAACGGGTTGTCTTTTTATTATTTTGCAAATATAATCAGATACGTTCAATCCATCAAAATTTAATTTTGACATCATATTAAATCCATTTGATGCAACTACCATCGAAAATATTTCAAGTTTATTATTTAACAATTCGTATAAAAATGGATACAATTCGATTGTAGATTCATGATCACTAGTAATATTAAAATTTTTATTATTTTTTAATATATTATAGTTATCATATACAAATAGGCTTAATACTTTTTTATTTTTAAACACCACAGAAATCATATTCAATTTTAAATTCCAACTAGATCCCTCATAGGGATCTTTGTCCCATCCCATTTTTAAACCATACCTCCTAAACAGATGCATATTCTTATAATGAATATAAGTTCCTGTGTTTTTAGGTATATGTAAAAATATTGGTATTTTTTTAATGTTTATGTCCATTTTTATGATTTAAATCTAATAGATCCTATAAGTGCAATAACAATACAACCAGCAAATAATACCAATAAAATTGTTATGAATAAAGCATCGAAAATAAACTGTTTAATCGCCTTTAACAAAATCTTCGTAATTTTTATCTAATGTTTCCAAGTATTCGGTAAATGTAAGATCAAAATCTTTGCTTTCATTATAGACAAAATCAAAAAGCCAATCATTTAATTCATTATTGATTTTAAGATCATCTACTAGATCATTATAGTATTTTTCTTGTACTATTTGCAGTTCATTAATAAATTCTTTAACTTTAATAATTGCATCATCTGGATGCTGTCCTGTTTTTGTGTAATATTTTGGTTTTTTCATATTTTTTAATCTAATACATATGGTTCTTCTACAACGACATAATAACTACCGTCATATTTTTCTATTCTACTCAACTTACCCTTTGGTAATGGTTTTTTCTTAAATGCTTTATCAACTACAGACCAAACATCACTATATTTTTCAATTTTCATAGATGCATCTATATATTTTTGATATCTTTTTGGAATTATAAAAGATTTCTGAGGTTTCCAATAACCATTGTAATCTATAATTCTTGGAACAGGTACATCCGAAATCTGCATAGCACCATCACCAGATACATCACAGATTCTTCTAAAACCATCATTTCTTTGATAGTGCTTATATTGTTCAATAACCTTTTTAATCTCCCATGCAACATCACCATCTTTCATTTCCTTACAACCAATACCATAATATGCATTTCTATTTTCCCTAAGTAATTTATCTTTGTGGAAAACAATTGTTCGTACAAAACTTTCGAGAACTTCACCATCATGATAGCTCAAGTCTTTATCCCAAAAAGCATTGTCGAATGCGAATTTTATTTGACCACCTCGAAGGCGACTATAAACTTCTAGTGCAGTTATGAGTGTTGATAGATGTTTTTCATCAAACTCGATTGATATTTTTTTAGACTCTGTTGTTTTTTTGTCCATAATTCATATCCTATAATGTTTTATCTAAACTGCCAACATCTTTTGGTGTTTTTATAGAACAACTTTCTATAAGTTTTTTAATCACAACAATAGGTGTGATAATAGTTATTACCATAACTAAAATAAAACACATATATAAAAACTTTATACTTTCTATTATATTTTTTATAAAAATTATAATATTAGACATTTTTCAAATACTCTTCTAATATTTCATTTATTACATCATTAACAGAAACGTCTTTTTTTATTGAAAGATCTATTAAAAACTCTAAAATTTCCCTAGACCATTCAGAGATATCAATTTCAATCGATACATATTTTTGCATGAGTATAGAGTCATCTTCATTTATTTTTAATGAAAACTTATCACCAGGTTTAATACCCAAAGAAGATAATTCTTCTTCAGTAAATTGAATAAAACACTCTTCTGAACGCTGAACAGTTTTTTTAATCATAATTTTCAATAATTCCGATTCTTTCTCCTTCATTTAATCGATAACCACACGCCAATAAAAAATTTTCAAAAGATTGACACACCTCATTTATGTTAGTTTCGGAAGAAATCTCATATTCTATAGTTGTTTCAGGAGAACCATAGAATCCTTCTGATGAAATTGTTTCGTTATGATAAGAAAATTTTATAGTATTATTTGATTGTATATTTCCCATAAAATTAATAATAAATGATTTTATTAAGAAGTCAATAAATTATTTTTAACTTCTTCCCAAAGGGAGGGGATATCATAACAAATTTCATTTCCGTCTTTGTCATTAGCAAGATTTACTTTATTTGTAAATCCTACTCTTTCGTAAAGATACCAATCAATCCAACCTTTGCCTTCTTCATCAAACACAGAATTTAGCAAACTTGTGATAATGTTGTGATAAAGCTCTTCATAATCCATTAAGTTTACCCCTAATTTGTATATAGAATGTGACCTTTCACTAACCTTCTCTAACCCCTCAATGATACTTTTAAATTTTTCGTAGTCCATTACATCAAATGTCTAATAATTAGAAACTGCAATTTACCAAACATTCTAGACAAATTATAACAACTTCTAGACATTTTATTCCAGAACCATCTCCATCCAATATAACGAAGAATTCTTTTTGTTCTATTCCAAAGTTTTTGCTCTTCCAACTTTCTCTTCTCATCACATTCCCTATGATAAACTTTTCTAGATTTTTGCTTTTCAAATTTAAACAACTCCATTTTATCTAACTTTCCATGAGTGAAGGAAGCTTTGAACTCCACCCAAAATTCTTCTTCGTCGGTGTAATCTACACTAGTATAGAAGATAATGACACCATGATGTTTTACATCTTGATCATATTCTTTTGTGGTTTTTACATCCTTGAATAGATCCCAAGGTTTACGATCCTTACTCTTTTTTTCTTCTTCGGTGTAATGAACATATTCAAACTCTCTAACATTTTCCACCAATTTACCAGTCTTGGTAATGGTATAATTTGCCAAAGAATTATCTAGATCTTTGGTCTGAAATTCTAACTCAGACCATTTAATATCTAAACCACTCAATTCTTTATTGAGTGGTAGTTTTCTTTTAACGTGTATTGTATCAAACATTCCCATTTTTTTATTTCTTTCTAAATTAATCTAGCTAATATGTGTTTTTCGTTGCAAATATAATCACATTCACTCCAATCTCTGTTTTGAATGTTTTGTTCATATTTTTCATCAAGAGTATCAAATTTTTGTTTTAAATCCTTTTTAGTTTCTTTGGTTAATTTTTCTTTTAATATAAACAAAATATCTGAAATGTCAAGATCATCCAAATCAAAAACAAGATTAGATCCATCATAAATAGATCCGTAACCAAATTCTAACTTCAATCTAACTGGAGGAGCATATTCACCAAAACATTTTCCAGAAAAATCTGAATAATAAACTGCTTCTTCTTTTTGTTTAGGTTTAGTAATTTTTTTCATATTATGATTCGCACGTAGAACAAGAAAGAATGGAACGAGCAAGCTCTTGTGCTGGATTTGCACTACGTTGATAGTATAATGATTTAATTCCTTGTTCCCAAGCAAAGATCATAAGTTCGTTTACGTCCTTCGGTTTAGTATTCGGTGGGATCATAATATTCAAACTCTGACCCTGATCAATATATTTTTGACGTTGAGCGGCTTGAATTATAATTTCCTTTTGAGAAATTTCACCAAATGTTTTGAATACTTCCTTCTCAGTTTCGGAAAAAAAGTCTAAATGTTGAACGCTTCCACCTTTTACTAAAATAGATTTCCAATTTTCATCATCATCTTTACCCTTCTCCTTTAAAAGTTTTTTAAGATAAGGATTCTTAAATGTAAATTTACCTTTAGCGAGATCTTTTACAAAGTAATTACTATTAAGTGGTTCTATGCTTGGGGATACTTGTCCAAGAATAAAGCTGGAAGATGTAGTAGGAGCAACAGCAAGAGTTGTTGTGTTTCTTCTACGATATCCAATCAGTAGAGGCGGTTCTCCTAATTTATCAGCCAATGTTTGAGTTGCATTGTCAGCCTTACCCCTAATCAATCTCCAAATCTGGCTATTCAGCATCTTTGCTTCCATAGACTCAAAGGGAATCATTTTAGCTTGTAGTAAGGAATGCCATCCTAGAACTCCAACACCCAATGCTCTCTGATTCATTGCAAATTTTCTAGGTGCTTCCATGAACTTCATTCCTTCTGTTTTATCGATGAATTCGGTCATTACAGCATCCAAAAAGTAAACTAATGTTTCTACTGCATCGGTATTCTTCCAATCTTCCCATGTTTCTAAATTTAAAGATGACAAATCACAAACGAATGATTCGTCTTCTGAGTTAGAAAGCATAATTTCCGAACACAAATTAGAATTATTAATCTTTATTCCTTTATCTTTATAAACTTCTGGTGCTTGATTATTAGCATTATCACTAAAGAAAATGTAAGGGTAACCAGATTCAAAACGTTTTTTAATAACAAGACCCCATATCTTACGAGCTTCCTTATCACCATCTTTCATCTTGTTCATCCATTCATCAGATACGGAAACACCAATTGATAAATCTTGAATATCACTACCTTCAGATTTTATTTTTAAAAATTCTTCAATATCTGGATGATCAATTGGAAGATAAGCGGCAAATGATCCTCTACGAACATTGCCTTGAGAAACCACATTCATAAGTTTATCAAACAATTCCATAAAATGTACAGATCCTGTAGATTCACCACCAGAAGAAATGGGAGTTCCTCGACCTCTGACATTTCCAAAGTATGCGGAAGTTCCACCACCATGTTTGGTCATTACAGCAGTCTCTGACACTTTACCCATAATCCCCTCCATAGTGTCGGGAATGTAAGAACCAAAACATGAGATTGGAAGACCCCTCTTTCTTCCGAAATTGCTCCATATGGGGCTGGACAAAGAGTAATAGCCCTTTGACATATAATCTTCAAATTTATCAGCAAATCCAGTTATGTTTAAATATTTTTCTGATGCATCTGCGATATCTCTAATTCTTTGTTCTGCCGTTTCTCCCTCTAACAAGTACCCTCGTTCGAGAAATTTTCGTGAGTCTTTGTTAAGCCATTCGTATTTGTTTGTCATATAATATTTTTTAATTTTAATTCTTTAATAACTTCGTCTCTGATATCAAGCTGTTCTTCAAGATATTTTATTTTTTTTAAACATTCTTCGATTGTTTCATGCATTGCACTTCTATAAGATGATGCTAATTCATCCGTAGTTTTATCCGATTTAAAATGATCCATAATTAAAATAATTCAGATTCATCGAAACATTGTGATTTTTTAGAATAACCAGTGTCTTTACTGTGAAAGAAATCTGTCATATTATTTCCTAATAATTCTTCTTCAAACCACATTGTAGAAGAAATAAGTTCTTTGTCAATCTCAAATGCAGCTGGGAATCCAATCATTTTAAGAGATTCGTTAATTCTATTCTTAACAAATTCTTTGAGAATAACAGCACTAAGACCTTCTTCTTTGATACCATTTACCATCCAATCGATGATTTTAGATTCTGCCTCATATGCTTCTTTTGCTTCACTGATAATTCTGTCTCTAAATTCATCGTCAAATAATTCTGGATATTCCTCTCGGATAGTATTGATAATTTGAGCACCAACCATACCATGAATATTCTCTTCATTACGTGTGTACTTTACTTGTTGATCTGTGTCCTTAAGAACATTTTTAAATCTAGCGAACCAATTAATAACGTAAAATTGGGAGAATAATGAAACATTTTCGACAAATAAAGTAAAGAGAGTCAAAGCATAAACATATTGTTTTTTAGAATCTTTATAATAACGATGAGTATATTTTTTAAGATATTTTACTCTACCTTCGATCCAATCGAGTTTTAGGTTTTCTTCAAATACGTTTTCCAATCCAAGTGTGGAAATCAATCTTTCATAGGCATTATTATGAATAACCTCAGTGTTAGCCATAACGTATCCAAGATCTTGTAATGATGGGTGTGGGAGATTCTCTCCTAATTTTGCCCAAAAGGTTTTTACTGCAATTTCAATTTGTCCAATTGCTGATAATGTGCGTATAACAATTTCTCTTTCTTGATCTGTTAGACTGACTTTAAATTGTTGAACATCAGACTTAAATGAAAATTCTTTATCGGTCCAAAAACCGTTATGCATACTTTCAATAAATTTTTCTGTCCAAGGATAATTGTTTGGTTTGCGTGAGATTTGTTCTTCGAAAATCATATGTGATATATTTAATAGACTATCTCGAATTGTCTCTCATTTTTTCCGTTTGGTCAATACTTTTTTTTGCTTTAAAATTTTCTTTTGAAGTTCCGATTTATATAACTTATTTGCCAATATTTTTAGAAAGTAAGCCATATCCAATGAGTCACAAACATTTACAATTCTACTTTCTATGTATTTGACCATAGTTTCCGAATAATCTGGAAATAAATAATGCACACATTCGTGATATGCCGTGGATAATAATTCTCTTCTATAATCAATTTCCAAGTCAGTCCAATTACAAGAACCCTCATATTTGTACATTTTTTTAAGTTGAAAAAACTCAGCAGGTTTTCTTTTCACTAGATTTATACATTTTTTATGTATCGCTTCAATTTCTGATTTATTAAGTTTTTTCATATCTAGTGTACTATTTATTTTTAAACTCTATTGTAAAAAAAAATATTTCTTGATTGTTTTAGAAATTTGAATATAGTGGGTAGTGTATGTTATCTCTGAAGAAAAATCAAATCCAAAATATTGTTATTGAAGAAAATCAAGAATCTTTTTATAATACAATAAATGACAATGAGTTTCCAATTAAAAAGTACATAGAAAAAAAATATAATTGTTGTCCTGGATTTTTTTATACCGATGATGAATTTACAATTGATGCTCTTAAGTTCTTAATTGATAATTCAAAATTGTTGTCATTTACGTCAGTAGGAAAGATTTCAAATATTAAAAATGATTTATACAATTCATTGAGGGGAGGTAGTTTTTGGTTCTTATACAAAAATGTTTATATAAGAATTTGTATGAAAAATCAACCAGATGACAATGACACGTTTCACAACACTAGTCTTTCCGTTTCTCCTAGAATTATAGAAGGAGAGGAGCAAATTGAAGAAACTGCTTACGATAATAATAATAAAATATTTTCCATTTTATTTGTTGCTCCAATAACAGTTCAAAAATATCCAATAGAAGACTTTGAACCATTTATCTTGAAAAAAACAAAAGGAAGAATTCATATTTTTATCAAAAATCAATACGGTGAATATGATTTTGAACCTATTAAATTAGACATACCTAAAGATATGGATATATCTCTTAATTATGGAAAAGAATTTGATGATATAAATGAAATTATTATAAACAGACTATCTCAAAAATCTAGCGGTTTATATATGTTTCATGGATTACCAGGAACCGGAAAAACAACATATATTAAATACCTTGCAAATACAATAGATAGAGATTTTATTTATGTACCTACTAATATGTTAGAGTATTTTACAACAGATCCCAATAGTCTGTCTATGTTGCTTCACAAACCAAATTCTGTTTTGATTCTAGAAGACGCAGAAAAAGCAATCTTAAAGAGAGATGACGGGGGAAGTTCATCTGCTGTTTCTTCTTTGTTGAATATGTCGGATGGTATTATGAGTGATATTATGAAAACAGCAATTATTGTAACATATAATTGTTCAAGACATGATATTGATGAGGCTCTTCGTAGGAAAGGAAGAATGCAGATGGATTATGAATTCGGATTACTCAATAAAGAAGATTCTATAGTACTAGCAAACAGTTTGAATTATCCAGAATCTTTTATAAAAGATGAAATAAAAGATCCTATGTCTCTAGCAGACATTTATAATCTACAAACAAAAGTAGATTTCTTAAATAAAAAGAAAAAAGAAAACAAAGTTATTGGATTTGGACAATAATATGATTACTCCAAATCTAGACACTTTAATAGAATTATATGATTCCTTTTCGGATATAAAATTTTTTGAAAAGAATCACACATACGAAATAGGAGGTAAATCAGCAAAAACATCAGTTTCTGGTCTTATTTCTAAATATGAAAAACCATTCGATAGTAAAACAATAGCAGCAAGAGTCGCAAAAAAAGAAGGAGTTTCTACAGAAACTATTTTAGAAAAATGGGAAAAGAACAAAAACTACTCTTGCCATAAAGGTTCAGAATTTCATTTACATGTTGAAAATTTTTTAGAACGTAGAGTTGTTCCTATAGATAAAGAAGCATTTGTTAATTTCATGTCACCAAAAGGAGAACTTTTTCCTTGTGAGGAATCTGATATAGAAAATTATTACAAAGAAATGGCCATTCTAATAAGAAACTTTAGAAATTTCTATGAATGGTGGAAAGAAGATCATATCCTTATAAAGTCAGAATTCGTCATTGGAGACAAAGAAGCAATGATATGTGGAACCATTGACAATCTTTCTTATAATAAAAAAACAAAAGAATTTGTAATATTCGATTATAAAACAAATAAAAAAATTGAAAGAAAAAATTCATATGGAGAAGTTTTTTTAAAACCATTTGATCACATTTCAAAGTGCGAACATACAAAATATAGCTTTCAACTTTCGTTATATAGTTTGATATTTGAAAGAAATTCTCCATTTAAGGTTAACACTTCTTATATAGTTTGGGTTGCAGGGGAAAATGATTATGAATTAATTTCTCCTATAGATTTAAAAAAAGAAGCAACTATTATGTTATTGAATGGTAAATAGTATTTAATCATGACAAACAAAGATTTAATATTATTAGAAAACGCATACGTAAAAGTTTTAGAAGAAGCAAAGAAAAAAGTAAATCCTTTTGCAGTTGCAAAATCAATTGCAAAAGAAAAAGATCTTAGTCCTGAAAAAGAAGAAAAAATTGTAAAAGGTGTTAAAAAAAGTGCTAAAAAATATGGAAAAAATATAACATCAAAAACAATTAAAAAGAAAAAATAAATTTTTTTTGTTGAAATGTAATAGTAATAAGGTAAATATTTTTAAATAAACATATGTCATTCATGAAATCATACCTCTCAGTATTAAACGAAGATAAGAACTCCAGCGTTGCTGCTGATAACACCGGAGAACTTGATGGTGCAGAAAATGCAAAAAAATTCCAAAAAAATTCTGGTCCAGAAGCTGTTAAAGAAGTAGAGAAACCCGTTAAAGGACCTCATTCTGAACAAGAAGCAGATTCACTACCTAAATCAGTGAACAGTGAATCAAAAAATCCCTTTGATCTTATTTACAATAAGATTTTAGCACAAGAAGCCTTCGGAGAAGAAGAAGGAGATTCATTAGATTTTTCTGGAAGCATCGAAGGTTCTGATGATTTAGGAATGGAAGACGAAATGGGTGAAGAGGGTGAAATGGGTGAAGAGGGTGAAATGGGTGAAGAGGGTGAAGAAGAATCCGAAGAAGTAACTCTTCAAACTGTTTTAGATCATCTTAAATCCGCAGTAGAAGCATTAGAAGCACTAACCGCTCATGAAGAAGAAGAGGGTGAAGAAGAAATGGGTGAAGAAGAAATGGGTGAAGAAGAAATGGGCGATGAGGATTTTGGTGATGATCTAGGTGATGAAGATCTCGGAGAATCTGTAGATGCTGAAATCGAAGGACATGCATTAGTAAATCAACCAAAATTAGAAAAAGGCATGACAAAACAAAAAATAGCAAAAGGTGCTGTTCCCGTTTCTAAGAAAAAGGGTCAAGTCGTAAAAGGAGCTAAAGCAACTGGAAAACCAGAAGCTTTCAAAGTAAATCCACAAACACTTACAAACAAAGCCAAACAAAATACTGGTGGAGTTAAAGTAGGTAAGGGATTATTTGATCAATAATCTTTTAAAAATATAAAATTTAAAAAAATCCGACATTTTAAATGTCGGATTTTTTTTTGTTAATTATAGTAAGTATATTTATGGAAAAATTTTCATCCTTCTTTAATTCGTCAAAAGAAATATCCACACCAAATACTAGAAAACATAGTCAAAATGCAATAAGACCTATTACTAGAAAGCATCAAAATCAAGTTCCTAGAATGTATGGAAATGAAGGTAAAAAAGCACATCCATTAATAGATAGTATAGTAAAAAACAATAAACACGGACAGTGGAATATCAGTCCATTAGACGGTCAAAATATTGTAAAAACATATGGTATAAATCATAATCCCAATGCATCATATACAAAAGCTATTAATAAAACAAACATATCAATAAACTATGATGCTAATACTAAAAAATTTACACTAAGTAGATTTAAATAAAATATTATGGAAAAATTAAGATATTTAAATAAAGATTTAAATAAATCAGAAAGAAATAATTTTTCTATTTGGTGGAGAGAACAGATTAATATATTTGGTCAAGAAGTAACATATTATACTAATACCACAAGCATAACAGCATCCAATGTTCTTTATGGAGAACAACCAGATGCTGGATTTGAAAATGGAAAGGAATTGATAGTATTATTAAATTTAAATAATGATGCTTTATTACTTTCTAAATTCGGAATATTAGCAGATAGTGATATGTCTGGAGTAATACACCCACAAGATTATACAAAAATATTTGGAGAATCTAGTGAACCAAAAGCAGGAGATTTAATGAAACTTTCCGAATATGGAAGTGATCGATTAAATTATCCAAAAAGAGGACCAACAATATATCAATTAACAGAAGTTATAGACGAATTTCAAGGAAATCCAATAGCAGGACATTATGTTTGGTTCTTTAAAGGTAAGAGGTATGAATATAGTTATGAAAATAACAGTCCAGGATCTGGTATGGGAAATAATCCATTAAACGATAATGATGCTGCTAATGAAGCGGGATTGAATAATTTCGACTATGAAAATGACAATCCATGTGATAATACTTCTGTTTATGGAAATTACTAAATAATTTCAATCTTTAAATTATCTTTATACTCTTCTTCTGAATAACAAATTTCAATATTATAATCATTTTCTAATATTTTTTTGAAAAATATGTTTTCAGTTGATGCTATGTAATTGTGGATAGCTTTTGGTTTATATACAATATGTTCTGGATCAATACCCTTTTCTTCTGCTTTATCTGCTATAATATTAACAGCTTCGTATAAGGAAAGCCATCTAGCAAGAACAGATGCTTTTTTCTGTGCAATTTCCCATAATAAAATAGGAGTGTCATTTGATTTAGTTTTCATATATTTAATTAACTTTAAGATCAGAAGAAAGATTTGTATTCATAATAGGTTCAGTTATTCTAGAAACTGTAAAATTTATAGTAACCAAATTCTTTTTATTACAACTAGTACATACAAATTCCACACGTTCATTATCGTCTGGAATGAAAGTTATTACGTTATGTTTTTTACAATAGGCACATTCTAGTATAGAAGACAATTGTTCAAGTTTTTCCAATTCTTTCTGTCTTGTTATTTCCCTAAAGTAATTATTGATTATATTACCTATAAAGCTAAACATAACATATTGAATAATAATAGACAATATAATAGAAGCTATAAAATTACCATTTAGCATCCAAACACCTAGTCCGACAATACTAGATGTTAATACCACAAAAAAAGTGGAAGTCATAAAAGACAATATTTCTTTTTTAATTTTCATTAAAAGAATATTACTCGTTTTCTTTGTACTTGTAAAGAAAAAAGTTTTACGATGGTGATTGTGGGGGTAAATCACTAGCTAGATTAGCTACTCTAACTATATTATTACCAACCTTTTCTATTCTTAAAAGAGAACCTTTTAGTAGCTTTAATAAAATTTTAATAACACTTCTCTGCTTTGTATTTAACGAAGGATTCTCTTCAATACATCTATTAAGTTTATTAAATGCCGAAATTAA